ATAAATCCATCTTGTTTCAGTTTTATTGTTAATTAAAAAAATACTTACCTAATTAAGGTACAAAGGAAAATCCAATCTAGCAACTAAATGTTTACTATCTTGTGAATTTTCGTAGAAAGTTTTTTAAAATCCTCTCCTTGGGTTAGGAGTATTGTGTTTTTATAATTCAGCCAATCAATTCTAAATGAAGTGTCTAATACACCTTCGTTAAGTGATTTAATTAATAAGTTAAGGCTGTTTATGGTATAAAGCGTATTGCTTTCTTTTTTCCTATGAAGTAGGATTGTATTTGGAAGTACTTTAGTTGTTCCACCCTCGATTTCAATGTTATAAGTACATAAATACTCGTCGGATTCTTCTGATTCCAAAACGAAAATTTTGCCATACATAATCGTGTATTCCTCTCTTATAGTAGTTAGGGTATCTTCGAGTTTATCTTTGGCCGAAAACGTACAAAATAACTTATTCTTCAATTGTTCTTGGGTTAGTTCTAAATATTCCATTATAAATAGTTCGTTTTCAACGTTAAAAATTGTAATTATCGCCTTTCTTAGCTTTAACTCTATATCCACCTTCTTCTAATATATTCTTAATATCGGATAATGTTCCTTTTTCGTCGTAAACTGAGCAATCAAGTAAAATCGAATCGTAAACAACTAATATCACCTTAGTTTGCTTGTTTTTTAAGTATTCTTTTAGCATACTTAGCTTTTTTACGTTATTTACTGTCTCAAGACACTGAATGTAATAATTAAATAGCTTTTGTGGGTTTGCATTATCTTGGATAATCCTTCTGTCATTAGGTAATGTAATATAACCTACTTTTTGGTATTCCAACCACATAGCTTCTATAAACTCAGCAATGTGCTCAAATAAAGGTATGTGTTTATACTGATCTTCTACACCATTATACATTTGTCTAAAAGTAATTTTCTTAGATTCTTGATATTCCTCCGGTGTAAGCTCCTCTTTACCAAAATACAGCTGTCCTAATAACTCATGAATTGATTTGTCAGTGGGTACTTGAATGTTAAGCAAGTTTGCAATCAATCTAGGATGGTATCCATCAAAGTCAAACTCAACAAAAGCATCATTTTCAGGTATAAAAGCTGCTCTAGAACCGTTTTCTTTGGTTAGAGCTAGGAAATTAATACCATTAAACGCATTAGTTGGTCTAGAAGTTATATTGTAAAGATTATAACTCGTATAAATCTTACCATTCCTAATAGATCTAGCTTTCCAGGTAGGTTCAAAGTACTTATCAAAGATTTTTTCGTCAATTTTAATGCCTTGTTCCTCTACCCACTTATAAACATCAGTATATGCATTTAACCACGGCAAATTTCCACTCAATTCAACGTAAGGTCTAACTGCTTCAAGCATACATTCGCACCTTTCATAATGCTTAGAAATAGGTATTAGGGCATTGACGTCTTCTGAATACATAAACTTGCGGTAAAAGTCGCTATGTATGTTAGTATAGCAGCTGATATCCTTAAGGTTTCCTTCTTTAGTTAATATTGTTTGGTATAAGTCAACACAATTTATACCTTGTAAGTCGAGAATTTGTGCATGCCACTTTAAATCTAGTAGGTAAACTGTACCTTCTAAGAGTGGTTTAATGTCTTCAATAGTTAGTGCAAAGGCTTCTGTGTGATTAAAAGGGATAATATACCCTTTATTGAAGTCATTATAGTATAAAACGCAAGGTGATGTTAGTTGTGGATGTGCTTCTTCTGCCAAAGAAATTAAATCAATAAAGCATTTATCTGCTTTAGGTAGTTGAGCTAGTTGCTCTTTAGTTTCCACTATGAAATACATAACATTTATTTGCTAGAAACATACTACATACTTCCCGAAGTAGCAACAGATCCTGAGGTTATTTGTGCGTACTTGGTATAATCTCCACCTATGTAAGATACTATACCAAAAAAAGTAACTTCTTTTGCCTCTGTAACCCTTTTATTTGTATCGTACACACCACCTATAATTTGATATTGAGAGACTCTTGTATTATGTAGAGGTCCAGTTAATTGCCAAAGCATACTTGTACTTTGATATCCTAATATGCTAGGAGATACATTTCCGTTTTTAAGATTTGCGTAGTCTGCTTCTGATATCTCTATTATAAATTGAGGTCCGGTTACAGTTTTTGCAAAATACCTAGTAAAATAACCTTGTTGGTAATCAGAAGGTAGCGGAGTTGGGTAGTATTGTTTAAATACTGTTAATTCTGTATTCGGATTTGCCGGTATTGCAGGATCTGCTTGATTGGGAGGTTTAGAGTAACTAGTATGACTATAACCATCGTTGAGAGTAGTTAATTTTTCACCTTTTCCAAACACAGGATTAGCACCCGTGTAAGATGTGCCGTCATACAAAGTGTAATATCTACCTGCATAAGTTAATCCATTAGGTAGCTGAAACTCCTTTCCGGTTGTGTACTTGTTTTGTACTATTCTACTTTGTGGATAGTATTTTAATTTCATACCTTAGTTAGTTTGGCCAAGAGTCTTAGTTATGTAGTCAAAAATTACTTCGCCTTCAGGTCCATATACTTCTTTTTTAAGCTTTTTATCGTATACGAGTCTGCCTGGATAAAGGCCGTGTCTTGAAATCTCGCCAGCTTCACCAGCTTTATTTATAGGTCCTAATCTAAAACCTAGAAATTGAGCAAGGCGAGCTCCTGCTTCTTTCTGAGCTTGGTTTACCTGGCTTTCATCAGCTGCTATTATTTCAACTCCTATTGCATTTGTGTTTTGACCTCCTGTATGCCATGAGTAGGCTCCATCGGGCATAAATCTATGGATTTTTCCAGCTCCATCAATTACGTATTGTGCAGGATAACCTCTTTGGTAAAACACTCTATAGACATCCTCAGCAGTGTTGCTTATACTACCACCAGTATGGTGTATTATAAATTTAGTAGGTGTTTTTATTGTTTGAGACCAGTTAAATTTATTAAGGTATGTATCATCTTGAATTTCGCCTTCAGTTAAAGGTTTTAAACCACCTTTTTCTAAGTTTATATTAGATTTGTTCTTAACAAACGTAAAGCCTGGGTGGTACTTAGTAGCAAAGTTAGCACTGGTAACTGCCTCTGGATCTAATACTTGTGGTGAGCCAGGTTCGTATTGATAGTATACACCATCCTTAGTAAATGGCGTTATTGCGCCTGGATAAGGGGATGCATTGATATTAAGATTTAATAACTTAGTTACACCTTGGCCATTACCTGTACCACCACTAGAAAGTGGAGATGGGTATCTTGGTGCAGCTACTTGGTAATTAGTGTTTCCAGTAGCAGATATGTCATCTCTTAGCTTAATCATCTGACCTTTTATTCTTGTAAGCCATTGGTTATTTTGAATTGTATGCGTCAGACCAACTACAATAAATCCTACTTTAGTTTTTGTAGAATCGCTATTATCCCTTAGTGAATAAGGTAGCATATTATTAGGAACAGTAAATGCATTTCCCATTACTATACCGCCAATACCATCCATAGTTATTTCTAAATTTGCAGGAATAAAGGGAGCTGCTGACGTCTTAACGTCTTTTGCTTTTATATTAGACATGCCGTCAATAAAGTAGTTAATTGCCATGCTAACTTTATCGTTAGATAAAGTGAGGCCATTATCTAGCGAGTAAATACTCTTTATGTGAGTATTAAACTGCTCTGCTTGACTTACATCATTTTTTAATTGATTTTGCTTCTCGTCTATTGCCTTCTTATTAAGCTTTGCACTTGCAAGTTGAACTGAGCTAGCTTGCTCTATGTTATTTATTCTTGGCTTATAAACATCTCTATAATCGAGATTTAAATAACCAAACAAAGAATTATCAGTTGAGTTTATAGATCCAGTCTGAGCTTGTGCAGATATTGCTATTTGACTAGAAATAGCTGTTGACATATTTGTCTGAAACTGTAATTCTCTTACTATACTTTTGGTACCAAAAATTGGCAGCATTCCATATCTTGGAACTGATGGACTGTTTTGATTTGCTGAATTATATCTTACGTTACCTTCGTTTTGACTTTGCAAAGCCCAACCTTCCTGAATCGCTTGTCCGTTTGCTCCTTTTACACTTGCTGGTACAAACTGATCATCTTTTATAATTACTGTATTGGAATCGTCTCTGTAAGACACCCTAAATAAATTTATATTCCCTAGTGACTTGTTGACACCAGTAACAATAGCATCTAGAAATCCTTTTAAATTAATAGCATGTTCTTTATCACTCGTGATATTTTGTTTTAAAACATCAAGTAAAAAGTTAATATTAAGTAAAATTTCCATTGTTTTACCTTGATAAGCCTCATTAGGGTTTTTAAATCCTGCTATCTTATCTGACAATCTATCTTGATTAACTACGTTTGTTTTTAACGGATCGGTACTTATGTCTCCTATTAATAACTCATTACTAAAATTAGATTTAATAAAATCTCGTAGTCCTTCAGGAAATATTTTAAGGTAGTTAACTGGACCACCTTTAAATGGTATTAAGCATGTAAAAGGATCTACTGATAATTGTGATGGATTTGTTAAACAAAAATTTGTCTCTGGGTTGAAGTCTATATAAACGTAGGGATGTTTATCTGTGTCTTGGGTTGAGTCGTAAATAAGACACATATTATTTAAAAAGGCTAATAGATATCCTAATTTAATATAAGTTGGATACTCTCCTGGAATATTACCTGAAGGCTTTAAAACATAGTTAATAACGTATCCTTTGCATAGAGATTTAAAATCTACCGATGGTACACTGCTATAAAAAGCTTGAATAGCAGCTTGTGTTGGTGACCCAGCATCATCGTTAGAAGTTGAAGGTACTCCTAATAGCAAGTTACTATTAAACCCTTTAATAATATACTCGTTCAATGTAAATGCTCCATTATTGGATATGCTTGGTGCAGCGGGTGCTGTGTATGGGTTTTTTGGATCAACTAGCATATCTTTAAAAATACCGTCGTTGTAAAAAAGCTTAGTAGCTGGTGTCAAATCCTCTTCTGTGACTGTTCCTAAATTTTTACTTCCAGCTGCGTACAGTAATTGACTTTTTATAAAAGTAAGCATTACATGCAAAGAGGATTGGTACATGTTACCTGGATCTGTTTGGGATGAATCAATACCGTTTATTTCAGATTGAGTTAGTCCTTCAAGTCCCGTCCCTTCTGCACCTGGAGCAACTGTTGGAACAGCTGATGGTGGTTGAGTAAAATCCACTTTTTGAATCAATCCTGTATCATTAGATACAAAAGTAAAATTAATAGCCTTACCGTTATCAGCTTTTCCAGTAAATGCACCAACATAAGCTATTATATCACCCCATTTATAATATGTTTGAGTGTCGGTATTGGGACTAACTGGAGGGGTTATCTTATCGAGATACTGTAAAGTTAATTTACTATCGGTAGCTATCCAGTTAGCTACTGCTTGTCTTATTTCATTAAAAGTAAATTGCTGAGTTGAATCGTATACAATATCGTAAAAAAACTGAACTGCTTTGTTGGCATCTGTGTATAAAATAGGTAGTTGAAATGAATATTTTACTATATCATCATATCCTAGTGATTTAATATTAAGGTTATTGTATATAGAGCTTTGGTTTGTTAATCTTATAGCATGATCTATTAGACCATAAAAACCACCAGGATAATTAGTAAATTCAGCTTGTTGCAAACTTATGGTGCGGTTTTGTATAACAAGATCGTCGTAATATAATTGGGGTATAACTCTAAATCCTTTTAACCATCGGTTATTTGGATCTGCTGGCATGTCTGTATCTGCGTAAAAAGCCATAGCTTGTGCATTCATTGTTAAAACTGCACCTGCTGTATGGTCTGCTGGAAGAACTTGAAAGGCTCTTCCTGAGTTATTGGGTACCAAAAATAAACCTGTTCTATCTCTATTTAATTCATCAATAAGCGCTTGACTTTTTTGAGCACCACCAGTATTTGCTCTATAAAAGTAATTGGAACGAGCTGTGAAATTTTTATCCGATTCGTAGGTTGCGATAGAGGTTAGTGTTAACTGTTGACCTGCTGGTAAATTTTTATCTAATGCATAAACTGCTTGGATTCCCTTTGTATCAGTAACTGGTGGTATTTCTCTAGGTGATAAACCTTGATCGGTACGAGATTTCTCAAAATTTGCAGTGGCGTCTGCAGTAGCTTTTGCTAAATTTCTTGCTTTATTAGCTGCTATCTTTTTTTGCTTCTCTCTTTCAATTCCAGCTAGATATTTTTCGTATACATCACTTAAAGCGTCAGGCATTTTATAGGATAGGTTGACTCTCATGGAATCAATAATTGAACCCATCCCTAGTATTTTAAGACTGCAATCGTATCCACCTTCTTGGTTCATAGACCAGTTAAAGTTACTAACTATACCAATCATACCTTGGTAATTACCACTAGACTGAGTTGACTTTCTAGCTATTAGTTGCTGTACTTCTTCTTTTCTAGGAGATCTTTTGTTAAATAAATCCAATCCATAAACTTTATCAGAAACGAAAGTACCTTGTCCATTTGGTCCAGTATTTTTATAGTATTGTGTATGTCCCCATTCTAAAATCATTGAATACCCTAATCTAAAATACAAAGCTTCAATTACATTTAATTGATTTATATTCCAAACCTTAAACTGTATTGTAGCTTGTCTTAATGATCCCAAAGCTCCTAATGTATCTATTTCAACTGAAGTTAGGCCTGGCATAGGTCTATAACCCAGTTGACTAACACCACCTAAACCATAAGCCCCATCAGGTCCTAATCCATATCTTAAATCAATACCGCCTCCTAAACTTTCTCCGTTATTATTAGTTATACTAGTGCCTTTTGAAGTACCTGCTTCTAAGATCCAATTTTGTCTTAGTGAATCTGATGTATTATATCCTGTAACTGATGATGGATCTGAAGGATCTAGTAAACTTTGATAAAAAGCAGTTAGATCATTACTGCTTGCAGTCTTACCGGCATTTAAATTAATTTGTACAGAGGATGTTAGCTTAACCCAAGCTGATTTATTTGCTATAAATAAAACTTCGTCAGTGCTTCTGTTTAAAGAACTGTTATGGTCTGCTCTTATACTTAATTGAGTCAAAACGTATTCTGGAAATGGAGCGCCAATTACGTTTGATAACATATTTTGACTACCCATTTGCTGAATTATAGTTTGATAATATAGTTTGTAAATCGGTAGGTATTCTTAGTTGCATGCCTACAGGGGCAAACATTGAATCACCTGGTAAGGCATTAGCACTTGCTATTACCCACCATAAATTTGAGTCTTGATAAAAATCATAAGCCAGCAAGTCCAATCTATCTCCTACAGTTGTTATTACATAGTAATCCGTGTTTGTAGGCAATATTTCAGGATAAATATTAGTTTTAAAATACAAACTTCCTGTTGCATTAAGCTTAGTTACTTGTATATTTTGATATCTTGATTGCGACATTTTATATTTTTATTAATCTAAGTATGCTATATTAGCAGTACTGCTATTATTAGTTGTACTTGAATTAGGTGAAGCAGCGTTGTTTTGAGTAGTTGTGTAGTCTCCAATAGCACCATTTATCATACTTCCACCTCGACCATTAGCAATTAACGGTACAAATAGATCTGATTTTTTAGCTTTTCTTGGTAGGATATCCATAATAGGCTTAAAGCTACATTGTACTGTTATCATATGAGGTAACTGAGCAACGTCGGTTTCAGTAGTACTATCTAAAACAATCTCCCAAGGTGTATTACTGTTATCAATGGTTACATTTACACTCTCTAAAAATCCAGGTACTCTATAAAGATAATCTCCAATTGTCAATTTAACAACATTTCCGCGCATTAAATTTGATTGAGCTGAGTAGTCTGGATAAACTTGTGATACAAGATTGTTTAGTTTAGTGTATAAAGGTAGCATCTCTTGTCTACTTTGCATATAAATTTTAAAACCAAAGCCAACTGTTCTATCAAATCCTTGATAAGTTCTAAAAGTTTCTCCTCTACCTAAATACTTAAAGCTATTAAATTCACCACTATGACTATCTGTAATTTGACCTTCTAAAAAAGCCCTGAATACTAGAGCTATTGCTTTTGTAGGATCGTCGTTATCAATACACTCAAATCCAAATTTAATTATATCAGCAGTATTAGATGTTAAGCTCCAAGGATTTTGTGCAGTAGCGGATTGTCCGTTTGTAGCGGTACCATCTAGCAAATTATAGTACATCATTGGATTTAAATTAACCAAATCTGCTCCGTTGTATTTTGCTTCTGTATCCTTATACCCTTGATAATTTTGTTTAAAAGGTGCTCCTGGATTACCGGCACCTATACCACCTGCTCCTCTTGCTCCGGTTGCACCTGGTTTAGCGATATTATAAACTGTATAGTCGTTAAAAGCCCCAACTAATTTGCCATTATCTGCAAGTTGTGTTCTAAAATCTTGTATTCTAGCACTTGCTGGTGCTAAACCTTCTTGTTCTGTAACTGTATTATCAACTCCTGGAAATAATGTAGCAGATCCCACGCGTGTTGTCTGCTGTGCAATTTGCTGATAAGTAAAGCCTATTGTTGAATAAGCTGCAGCTACACCGTTAATATATAATCCTGAAACAACTGCATCTGTAGCGCCTGTGTATACAGCACTACCATCTGGATTTTTGGCTTTGTTAATTATAGTACTACCGATTCCATATACAGAACCAGGACCACCTTGGTAGTTGAGTATTTGATTCTGTATAGTTGAAATACCTAATCTATCTACCAAGTCTGGATCAACTCCTTCGTTATTTACGTTATTAGCATTTACAAGGTAGTTGGAATTGGTGAGTAATTTTAAAGTTTTTAATACCGTAAGTCTATTTGTAAACTCTGTATTATTTTGTGGAGCACCTGCAATATATTGGTAGGTGTTTTGAATACTTTCTTGGAGTGTAGGTGTTAATCCTTGTCTATTAAAATGCACTCCTGTTCCCATTGCTACAACCTGTGCTAAAGTATTTTTAGGATCGTATGTGGTTGTTACTGGAAGTATTACCCCAGTTGATCCACCTAAGTTATTTATGTTTCTAGAATTTGGAGCTAGACTAGTTAAATTAACTACATTCTGTACTTGTGTTCTTGGATTGGTTAGTTGTAATCCAACTTGCTTTTTAATAAATGCATCACCACGAGGAGCACTTTTTAAAAAAGCGTTTATTCTTTGTCCATCAAATATACCCTGAGTAGTAACATAAGCACTATTAGCTGAAGATGTTAAAGTTCCGCCTCTAATAGGAAAATCTAAGCTAGTTCGGTTAAGAGTGTATAACTCTTTTACCTTAGGTGGTGTATCAGGGCCGGGAATAGGCGATTGTATAAAAGGTTGACCACTACTTCCCCCTCCAAGTTCATCTGAACCATATTTTAAACTAGTTAAATTCGTCTTAAAGTTAATCAGTGGCATTTTAAGTCTTATTAGAAGATTTAAGGTAATCTATATAGGTAGGTTGTGGTTTTGCACCATAAACAATGTCTATTGGGTTTTGAGTTGAGGAAATAACAGAGTCTGCTAGAGGTATTGAAGATCCTCTTAAAACAGCAGCTACGTTATCTGGTGTACCTTCAAAAATACCAGAAGGATTGGTTAGTCCGTGCTTACTTAAGTTTGATTTTTTAATTTGATCTAGTATTTGTGACATGTTTTATTGTAATTTTGTGCCGTGATTTTGTTGTAAACTTACCATCGTCTGCTTTGCCCATCCTTGATCACCTACTTGTACGTGTGCATGAAGTACAGTTGTTTGATCACCACGCTTTTGTGCTTCAGCTTGACTTTCATTACCTCGTGCTTTTGCTTCAGTTGCTGGACCCACTGGCTCCGTCATACTTCGATCTGGTGCTGGTGGTGCTGATATTGAAGGACCTTGTATTCCCATTATAGCAGTTATTCCAGCTGCAGCCGCTATTGCAGCTGCAACACCTAATGCAGGACCAACTACAGGTATAGCAGATAAGCTACCTATAATACTAGCACTCATTAAACCTACTAAAATAGCACCTGCTGCTTTTAAATAAGGAATAGCTTTCGCTAAATACTGAGGCCAGTTTTGAATTACGTCACCTATACCGTCAAATATTTTCTTCAAGGTATTTCCTATCATTTTTATATTTTCTGCTTTACTTATAAAGTCGATGAACTTATTTACTAAATCAGAAACAGGTCCCTCAACAATACTAGCTATAGTCGTTTGTAACTTTTCTATGGCATTCTGAAACTTATCTTGCATAGATGCTTTATTTAAATCAGCCTCTGCATCGTCTCCTATTAACTTAGCAATTTCTTTTCTAGTATGGCCCTCTTCTACAAGCTTTTGATATCTCTCTTGTATGGATTGACTTGCATCAGCTCCTAGTGCATTAGCTTGCTTCTGTGCTAATAATTGCTTTGATAACTCCTCAACACTCAATCCAACTGCTTCTGCTTCTGCCTTTCTTTGAATTACGTTTTCTTTCATGAAAGAGTCATAAGTTATTTGCTGACTATTTAACTCTTCCATTAATCCTTTTGTATCTCCCGCTAAGGCAAGCTCTCTTGCTCTTGTTAAATTAATATCTCTACCAGTTAATACTTGTAATTCGAATTCTTTTTGTATACTTGATTCAAAGTCCACTAAAGACTCTGCCTGTTTATTGATCTGATTTAAGGTAGTACCTAACTTAGTAGCTCTTACTACTGCATCTGATAATGCTTTTGTGCTTCCTTTAAAATTTATAACTACTGTAGCACTTGTTTTAGCAATTCCATCCATTAACTGCTTAGTAGTAAGAGCTAGTTTGTTTCTAGCACCTTCAACTACTCTACTAGCTTCAATAGTTTTGTAGGTTTGCTCCATACTAGCGCCAGTTAAAGCAGATTGTGTTGCTAACGCACCCATATCCTCTGCAGATGCTCCTGTTCTTTTTTGTATTAAAGCTGCTGTTTCTGCAAACTTATTAGATAGAGGCACCATAAAACCTAACTGACTATTCATTTCACCATAAGTCTTCACTAATTCAGCATTTCTTAAACCTGCGTTCTTAGAATTGACAGATATTTCAAGAAACTGACCTTGTAGTTTATGAGCCTCGTCAACACTAACACCTAAATCTTTTGATATAGCAAAGGTCTTTGAATTAAACTCAATAACCATTTCCACGATCTTAGTAAAAAGTGAGAATATTCCTGTAATGTAAGTCATAGGATCTAATAAACTTGCTCCTAAACTTTTAAAGACTTCCTTAATGCCAGCTCCTAACGCTTGCCATCTGCTGCCAGTTTCTGCAGCTTTTTTATTTATAGCATCGAGAACTTTTTGCGAATCGACTAATTTATTTAGTATTGGTACTTTTGATATTCCCTTAAATAGATCCCCCATTTTACCTGCTGCTCTTTCTGCTCTCTCTGCTTTATCTTGAAGCTTTTCCTCTAGTTTAATCTGCTGGTTTATGGCTTGGTTTGCTGCTTGAATATCTGCTAGATTTTTTTTCGATATAACGACTCCCTGCATTTCTAAGCTCAAAAGATTAGATTCTATACTAGATTCCTTAGCTTTCAAAGCTGTAATGCTTTCTTGGTATTTTTTAGAATTAACATATCCTTTAGTCAATCCCTCTGAAACAAGTCTAGTTTTATCCACCTGTTTAGCAGCCTGCGCTAATTCCTTTGTTAAATCTTTGAGTGAACCCTTAGCTGCTTTTTTAGCTGCGTCATCAAACCCAACCATATTATCTGCAAGATCCTCTATCTGAGCTCCTAAAGTAGCGTCTAGATTAGAAGCTACATCCTGAATAACGTTCTTAATATTTGCGAACTTTTGTTTTAAAGTTTCAGCACCTTTATTAGCTCCATCCATGCTATCTCCTAGTCCACCATCTGGTGCATCAGCCATATAAAATTTACGTATTAGTTCCATGTATATAAATAGAACAGTGCCTATTTTTTAGACACTGTACTTGAGTAGGTAAAATTTTTATCTGGTATAGCTGGTTTAGCTAGCGGCTTGTTTGCTGTTACTAATTCTCCTTTTCCTGTTGCTTTTGTATACTCTTCTTGTTCTTTTCTATAAAATTCATCGATATTATTAAAAGTAAATTTTCGCAACCAAATAGGCATATTATAAACAGTTTCCCAATCATAACCTCCCTTACCAAAAAATACTATTTCGTGTATTTGAGTAAAAATAGAAGCTCTATACTCCGGTGTTAGGGTAAAAAAATGAAACTCCTAATGGAAGATCTACACCCTCCTGTGTGTAGCCGTCTGAACCAACAAATGTAAAGCTTAGGTCTAAATCTGGACTTGTTAGTTTCATGTAATTTCTAAGTGCCTGAGCATCAACAGCAAGCATGTAGTTATCTACGTAATCCCTAATTGTTTTAGGCTCTCTGTCTCCATTTACAGCAAGAATTGCACGTTTTAATCTAGTAGTAACCTCAGCTGATAAGTTTATTTTTTTAAGTCCTTTTAATTCTTCGTCTATTGACTTTTCATCCCTGTGAGTTAATATTTTAAAAACTATCTCATTCTTTGATTTAGGTAGAGTGTATGTAAATTCGTTGTTATGAGTAAATAAGCTGTAGTCTACTTCCTTGTTTTTAATTTCTGCTAAATCAATAACTACTAATTCTTCCTCCCCCGTTTGTGGATGTGGATATTTAATTTGATAATCTTTACCATATCCTAAAATACGTGCTGCAATTAAAATAGCATTTTTATCACCTATGCATAAATCATCGTAGTTGATTTTAGATACTACAAGCGATCTTAAAAGTTTATCAAATACTGTACCGTTTTTAATGTAGTTTTGATTTGATAAAATATCCTCTTCTTTAGCTGTCATATACTTCATTTCGATAGTACCAGAGGAAAGAGGGTTTTCAAGAGGGTAAATAAGTCCTTTTGAAGGTAATTCAATAGTCTCTGTTGGGAGACTCATTTTTGATTCGTTATCCATAATCTTAATTTAGTTATATATTAATAAATATATACAACTTAGGTTTTTAACGTAATTCTCTTCTGAAATTTCTAATTGTTTCACCTACTGTCATGTTGAGTATAAATATAAAATAAGCTAAAAATTCTAATTTTAATATAAAATCGCTTGTACTCTCAGATACATTAAGAGCAATCATCGCCATAGTGTGAGTTATTGCTAAAAAAACAGCAACTGGTAAGAAACTAAATAAGATTAAACCAACACAAATAGCACAGGATTGTATTAACCTTAAAGGCCATGCTATTAAAAAGGTAGTAAAGGTGTATTTACTTGATATTTCAATCGTTTTGTTGTAAATGTATAGTGGAATTGCAATTAGTACAATTACCGGCAAAATTAACCACCAATACTCGAATAAAAAAAGGAAGAATATCATAACTTTTATTGCAGTTTTAAGTGTGTCTCACTATTTTATACCTAAAGATACGACTATTTTACATTCTAGGCAACAAAAAAGCCACTTTTTTGGAGTGGCTTTCTAAAATATTGATAGTCAGCTTAGTAGTTCAGGATACAATAATCCATTCCTATACCTAACTCGATCGTAATTGCGTCTTGGTTAGACCAGTCGTAAGATCCGAAGTTTGCAGTCTTAACAAATGCACCTTTAATAATCCACTCACTTACAATATCGCCTACTGGACCTAAAATTGATAAGTTCAAGTCTTTTTTATAGAAGTCAGAATAACCGTCACGGCCAGTTACTGATTCATGCGATAAACGAATCCACTCCATTACGGCTTGTTGACCTGAAGGAGAGATTGGGTTATATAAGTTTAAGGTCATATCTTGCCACTCAGCTTTACCTTTAATTTTACGGTAAACGTTAATATGGTCAATTTTCACTTCATTTAGGTTGACGTTTGGTGCAGTTGCACTTTTGATCATGAATGAAGGGATACCCTCAATAAGCATGATGAAACGGTTCTGAACTGTAGGTTCAAAAGCCGTAAACATTATTTGATTTGTATCTAATACTGGCATTTTATTCTTTGTTTAATATAAATATCTGTTAATGCGAAACTTATCTTGGACCAAAAGTCTTACTTGTATCAACTCCATGGCCTTGGCCAGGCGTGTTACCTGCTTGTCTGTCCATAGCTGCACTAACTTTTTGAGCCTTTTTAAAGCTTTCTGGATGCTTCTTTTCCCACCACTTGTGTAATTGGTTAATAATTATTGGAGATACTCCTATTCCTGCTAAGCCTGTTAAAATAGATCCTACTGAAACCGCGTCACCACCACTGCCAACTTGAGTAGTTAAGAAGTTTTGTAATTGGTTTAAGATTTCACTTTCGTTTATAGATCCCTCTTCCATTTCATCTTCCTTATAAAGACCTTTTGCCATTTTTTCCTTAGATGACATTTTTTCATCCATTTTTTGCATCTTTTTAGTATCTGCTTGTGCATTTACTTCTTTGATCTTAGACATTTTTTTAGTAGCTGACTGTGCATCTACCTCTTCCATCTTTTGCATCTTATTAGTCATCTTTTCAGCTGCCTTATTTGCTTTTGGCATTTTAACTTCAGTGTATCCACCTAAAGCTTCTTTTGTCATTTTAGCTTCTGCTAAAACTTGCTTAGTAAGAGATTCGAATAATTGCTTAGATAAATGTAATCTAATCTTTGTGTTGTTTTTCATCTATTTTATTTTATCTTATGCGCCAAAAGTAACTCCAGTTGGCTCAATGTTAAAGTTTAATTGAATAAATTCTGCAGTGATTGTTGGTTGTAAGTAAATATCACCTACTAACAAGTTTCTATCAATTACGTCGGGAGTATTATTTGTTGTATCCATTACAACTCTGTAAGAATACAAACCTTGTTGTTGTTGAACGTAATCTAAGTAAGGGTTTACTTGAGATAAAAATTTATTTCTAGTTACAACTGTATTTTGTTCGAATACTAATGTTTGAGCGATTTGTCCAATGTAACTCTTAAGAGCAATTAACAAACGTCTTACATTCACTCTATTCAATGCAGAAGATACTGAAGTTAAAGTCTTTTGACCATATACTACTGTACCTTGACCTGGGAATACTGCGATTGGGTTTACGTTAGCACTATATAAAGTGTTTCTTTGGTTAACAGTTAATCTAACTTCTGGTTGAATTACTGTTGATAATCCACCTCTATTTAAACCTGCTGGTGCAAACCAAGGAGCAGCTACGGTATCAGTGTACTCATAAACACCTGGAATTACTGTAGAAGGTGGTACAAAATGTAATCTACCTGTCTCAGTTGATCTTGTTTGAACCCAAGGATAGTAGGTTGCGCCGTATGTGTTGCTAAATGATTGTGCTAAACTTGTTGCTGTACCAATTGTTTGGTTATATGAAATCATATCAACTACTGCAATAGCATCTCCACGATTTTGTACAGTTGATAATAAAGCACTGATTTCTTCAGCTCCATTTTGGAAGTTTAAACCTGGTGCATATACTGAATTGTATTTGTATGCATCTGTGTTAGCTAATAAATTGATAGCTGTTGCGTAATCGCTTGCAAATACACCTTGAATATTAGTTGTAGGATTGCTTGATACAGACTCAACTGCTGGGATTTGCTCAAATAAATTTAAAGGAGCTGTTCCAAAGCAACCGTATAAAGGACCAACTGAACCACTGAATGAACCATTATAAGATCCACTTCCGTTTACAGGAATAGATGCTGTGTATTGAGATTGAGGCTTACCTTGTGGGTTTAAATAATTAGGAGTTGGTGTATAAACATTTTTAACTCTTACATATTTAGATTGATTAGGATAGCTTCCTGTTATTTGTAAGTAAGCTAAGCCATTATCGTCGTAAAGTACGTTTTGGCTTTGATCACCAATTACATACTCAATATAGTTATTTTGATTAGGATCTAAAGATACATTAGCCCAAGTTTCTAACACTGATTGGTTACCTGTGTAGTCATTACCTTGTCTGATAATAAGAGTAAATTGACCTGAACCTGTGTTAGCTCCAGTTATCATCCATCTTACATTAGCAGAAGAACCAGAAGGTAATAAACCATTAGTAGTTTCACCTTCGCCAGCACCTTGGTTGTTATTCATTACTGTACCAACTGATAATGTCTCAAGCTCAAAAGCAAAAGTTGGATCAGTAGCACCTGTAAAGAACGATGGTGTAGAGCCGCTTACGTAACTGTAAGTATTTCCAGCAACACCTGGAATATTAGAGAATAAGTTAAGAGTTGTATTACTTGCAGAAGCGTGTAAATCAAAGCTACCAGAGTATAAATTAATTTTTTGTGCTAAGTTAGCTACAGTCTGTGCTTGAGAACCTCCTACTTGAACATAATATTGATTAGTCGAAGGAGTATCTGTAGTTGAACTACCAACAAAGTTAAATTTACCTAATACTGAACCAGTTAATTGAATAAAGGAGCTAGTATTAAAATCAACAGTGCTTGATATTGATACAGATGCAGTATTACCTACAAAATTAGGAACGCCTGCTTCTGCTGGAGTGTATGAACCACTTGCTACTCTTGTTACTAACAACGAAGCACCTCCTTGTTGGAAGTAGTTGTATGCAGCTTGAGAAGTTAAGTATTCCTGAGTTGTACCACCAGAAATGAAGGTTGTGCCAAAAGTAGCAGCATACTGCGAATAAGTAGTTACTAACGTTGGTATATTTTGTTTACCTGTAACTGTAGGGCCTACTAAGGCAGCGCCTACTGTTATTGGACCTGCTGTTGTTTGAGAGAGGTTGTTTTCATTAAGGAAAACGCCTGGTGAAATTAATGCTTCTGCCATTTTATGATTTTATTTCTACTAATAAATAGCTATTATGATTGGCAAAACCTAATTTATTATCAAGTACTACTCTAGTTGCTTTGGATAGGAGTAATTTCGCCAGTTTCTACATTAATAGAACCATCTCCGTACTTTTCACCTAATTCTTTTAAATATGCTTGTTGAGCAGATGCATTGGCTTGAACTGCTGCTTTTAACTTGTCTAATTCTAGATCAAGAAATGCTCTTTGATAGTGGATTTCTCCTAAAGAAACTGCAATATTACTTGCTTCTTGTCTATACGATTGAAACTCTTTTAATTCCTGGTCTGTTAATTTTGCCATGTTTTATTTACTTTTTGTAACTTTTTTTTGAGTTGCTTTTTTAGGAGCTTTTGGCTTAACTGTTTCAACTACAGTTTCGATTTCAGCTTCAACTACTTCTACTTCCTTTTTAGCTTCTTCTACAATGTTAGAAGGTGTTAAAGATTTTTTGTTTGATTGCACTCCTGCTACTAAGTAAGCAACACAGCCTACAACTAACAATGCGATAATGATAATAAATGTCATAATTATTTTATTTTGTTGTATATATAAATAGTCTCATTTTTACAAAAACTAAACCCTCTAATTTAACCCCATTATATTTTTATAGGCAGTTGAGAAGATTTGATTAATTGTTGGATCTGCATTACCTGTATTGTGTATAATAAATATCTTGGTATTTGTGGTTGGGTTAATTATTTCAGACTGCTTTTCTGCTATCTTTTCAAGTTCTGACCAATCTCCACTCGTAACCCAAAATATGTCACAGTTTGTGTCTAACTGAACTTTTTCAAGTCGGTCTAACTTATCATATAACCAAACTCCTATTAATCCTTGATCTATTGCTTGGTATGGTATTTCAAATAACTCATTAAGCATATTTAAAAGATCACCTGCATACCCCATATAAGTTCCTGCATTTACATATTTGTAAGGTGATTCGATTTGATCGTACTTTTCTTGATAGGCTGCATATTGATACGTAAATAATTTTTCTGCTGATATTAATATGCGAGTATTTTTGGCCAAGAATCTTTCTAGAGCTACTTCTGCTCTATTATTAAATAATGTATCGTATCCATCCATTACTATTACTATTTCTTCAGGATTAACTGTTTTTAGCTTTGCTTGAAGTATACGCAATCTTTCTCTAAAACCTAAAAAAACTTCACCTATACCGATAAATTCAACATCTACATTAAAACGGTAAGCCGTGTCTATAAGAAAAGCGGCTTTTGTTTCAGCTATTATTAAGTCCTCTTCTATACCCCAAACTAATATTTTCATTTTTATAATTTTGGTGTTATTCCTCTATAAGCATCTTCGCTTGCTGTGTCGTTAATAAAATCTATACCTGAATACCCTTTCCAATCTTCTAAAGTCCTCTCAGTTCCTAATCCGTAAATACCCTCTAATTTACCACGTATAATTTTTTGATATCTTAGATTATTTGCTGTTTGCATTTTACCTACTATTTGCTCATCAAAAGTATTCCAATGACGTTTTCTATCTGGAAAACGATACTTAGAGTGCCATACTACAAATTTATTTGGATTAAATAAATCGTATCCGCTTGTAAATGATCTCAACGCTAAAGATCCTTCCTCTCCATGAAAATACAAATTAGGATCATAGGGAACTTCCCTAACCCACTTACCAACTGTAAATAACAAAGCAGCACTAATATGTCTAGCAGGAATTGGTTTTGAAACGTTATCCGCAGGTAAAAATCCATACATGAAAAATCCATTACCAAAAGAATCTAACTTTTGCTTTTTAACTACGGTTTCATAATGAATGCCATCTATTGTCTCTATGTTTTCATCCCAAGGTTCTGGTGGTAAAGCTCCTTCAACTGTTAAATCGTAGTAATATGGAGGTCCTACTGATATTACTGCTTTGTCTGTTGGTAGATCCTTATACATTTCGATCAGTAATTCATCCCAGTCTTGAGCAAATAAGGTATGTGAGTCTATTTGGAAATAATAATCTTCGTCTTTAAAGAATTTTTCTTGAATTAAGCTTCTAGCCCAGCATACACTCCCTTCAACATCTTTCCAATATATTTTGTAAGCATCCACTTGTGTAATATCATCTAAAGCAGTTAAATCTTCCTCTTCATCATACTGCCAACAAATGCCTATTCTAATATTATTAGGATATTTAGCTTTAGCCAAACAACTTTGAACTGTTTTGATAAGTTCCTTATCTCTAAACGAAGCTATGCTTACAAATATCATTTTAATTTTTTTATATAATAATCATCAAATACAACACCATCTAGTTTTGTTTTATTGTATACTTCTAAAGCATCTCTATATGTATTTAAAATAGGTTTTCCAGCTACATTAAAAGAAGTATTTAATAATATACCTACTCCAGTTTGTTTTTCGAAAGAAGTTAATAAATCATATAACCAAGGATTTTGCTCTCTTTTAACTGTCTGAATACGGCTTGTTCCATCAGCATGAACTATTTCTTTTAAGATATCTTTATATTCAGGTCTAATTTCAGCAGCAAATGACATCCATCTACTTTCACCTTTTCCCCATATATAGTATTTATCTACATCTTCATATCTCATTACAGGGGCAAAGGGTCTATAATATTCTCTATTTTTAACTTTTTCATTTAATATATCTTTCATTCCCGGTAACATAGGGTTACATAATATACTTCTATTACCTAGTGCTCTAGAACCATGTTCACTTTTACCTCTTACTATACCAATTATACTACCTTCAACTAAATCTTTAGTTAAAGTATCTATATCAAGAATTTTACCATCGTGTTCTTCAATGTATTCTGCTAGCATTTCACTATCAAAAGGTTCAGGTCCTAAATAAGTACTATCAAAGGCTTCCTCTGGTTTTAAATGATTTAGCATTAAGCCTAAGCTAATTCCACAATCATTGGGATTTGGAATTATAAATGTTTCTCTTTTATTTAACCACTTAGTATTATTAAGTATATTTAATCCGCAACCTCCAGTTATATGTAGAGGTAAATTTGGAAATTGTTCTAGTTCTGGTGTGATTAATTGCTCAAATATTTTTTCAAATACATATTGATTAGTTGCTGCTAAATCTCTTCCTGTTTCTTCATCTCTCATATAATAAGTAAGACCTAACCATTCTAATTTTTTACCAGGCAATCCTAATTTATTTAGCATTTCGTCTAGCTTAGTATCCATTTCTTTAAAACCCACCATTAACGTATCAAAATCAGCATAATATTCTTCAAAAGCTTCAATCCATTCCTCTCTAACTTTACCGTAGGCTGCTAACCCCATTAATTTGCCTGAGTTTACTAGATTATCCATATTTCTAGATTCAGCCCAACAGTACCACTTATGGCCTAATTCATTTTTTAATTCGACTTTAGACTTATGGATTTGTGGTATTACAGATCCTATTTGAGCATATTTCATTCCTAAACTATATTTAGGAATATTTCTTAATTTAACAATAGGTTCACCTCTTTTAGCATGATATGTTACAAATACACCATCGTCTCCACCTCCATCACAAGATATAATTAATGCTTCTTTATGAGGTGATTGATATAAACTAGAGGCAGCATGTGTATCTTGATGAGGAGTAAATGTATATTTTTCCCCATTAAAAAATTCTAATACGTCTCCTAAAGTTATATTTTCATAATACTCATTACCTGTTAATCTTACTATAGTATCATATTTATCTACTTTGTATTTTTTTTCAAAATATTTTTTAATCCAATGGGCAATAGTTAAATAATTTTGTACACGCAAGTAATAAAAATGACCTGCATTTTTTTGTCCTACTAGTCTTTCTAATTCTAATGTTTCTAATATTTTTCCATCTTTTGCTATAGTATAAGATGAATTGTGTCCAACATGAAGCGCTAAATCAAATCCCATAATTTTGTATTCTAATTAAATTGTGTGTGTATTATATTTTTAGTATGATTATTTATTTCTATAGGAGGTTATGCTTACAAATATCATGACATATAATTAATAGATCGTAAACTAGAACGTCTTTTATGTTCAGCTTCGAAGTCATAAAATTCTTTTCTTGGTCTTCCATGAAATCCAAAAGGCTCTATGCCTTCCAAATCAGTTTCATGTATTTCATGTGAAAAATGTTTAGCAACTTCTAAAGGAGCAAACTTACACCCGTAGCTTTCTAACAAACTTCTATTATGAATACAATAAAAAGCGTCTTCGTGCCAAGTATCAAAATTCATAGTTCGATTTCTAAAATCATGTTGTACAGGCAATTCAATAAACCTTTTTGATCTTAAAGAAAAACCACCATTACCAACTCTAGTATTTCCTGCAAAACCATATTGAGGTTCGTGAGGCCAAGGAGCTCCTATGTAATCATACTCCAAGAAAATATCTGTCCATTTATGAGGATTAATTATAAAGCCATCCGCCTGCACTACTAAAACGAAGTCTGTATCTATGTGTTTATAGAATTCGTTTACCATAAAAAAGCTATAATCATTCTGACTTTTCATTTCTTCACACCTTATCCATTCGATTCCAGGTTGATCTATTTCTTTATCTGAAATAAATTTTGTGTTTGCAAATTTAAAGTAGCGAGAAGAATACTTTAAAGCTCTTATATGGTGCTCTATGTGAACACTGCTAACAGTACACAGAGTAATATTACTTAATTCTATCATACTAAGCATTGGTTTCCATTTTTTGTAATAGGGAGTTCTAAAAAGTCGCCAAATGAATCATCATCGTATTTGTAAAACCAGATAATACTCGTAGCCTTCTCATGTACGCGTTGATATATGTTAAAAGAAAGACTATTAGATGTACGATTAAAAATTCTTTCATCGTAAATGTCAGGTCTAAATAACTCTTTACCGTTTTGAGCTTTAAATGCAAATATAATTACCTTTATTTGTTTATTTGGATCTGCAGGTGGTATTTTATCATAGTCAAATACGACTTCCACATCTATACGATCATTGTATCCTGATACTTTCCTAGCCAAGTCTATAAAGTCGGTTGGTGTTCTTTGATAGGAACCACCGTATGCATCCTTATATAAGTCTACTAACAATTCAAGATTAGCACTTGTTCCGGGATGGTCTTCCCAATGTAGCGGTCTATATTTGGTAGGACTTTGTATCCTATTATCTGTATAATCATGCCATATAGTAGAAGTATCTGGTACATACACATCCCATCCGTTTACGTGGGACATTACTGAAAGATGATCTTCTTCTCCTGAGAAATAAAAGTCCTTGCTATACTCAACTTCTCTACACCACTGTCCTTTTGTAAAAAGAAAACCAGCAGCTACCCAAAATCCTAGCATAGGACTACCTTTTTCTACAATACCAGCGCTTGTAACATGCATTTTACCATTATCGTCTGTGCTGTTCATTCTTAGATATGGACACGTGTTCATGTTAAAATACTGTTGCTCTTCGTCTGCTACGTTAAAATTATTTGGATAAGTTGATAAGACAGCTTTACTAGTTGCACAATCTTTTAATTGTCTAATCAAAATACTATCCCAGTTTTTACAAGCTCTGCTATGTGAATCTATTTGTAAAAAATAATCTTCGCCGTTAAACAATTGTTGTTGAATTAAATTTCTAGCAAACCCAACTCCTTTTGCTTCTGTGTAAGGCATAAAATGAACCTTCACATTGGGATTATCCCTGTATTTAAACGCATTGTAATTCTCTTCTGTGTCTTGCATACAAACTCCAACAATAATCGTATTTTGCCCGCTTTGATTAGTAAGTAGGCTATCTATCGTATCTGTTAATTGACTATCTCTATAAGAGGCTATAGATACCAATACTGTTTTAGGTATTATTGTTAGTTCTGGATCAAAATATTTAACTTGTTTTATTGCTTCCCAGCTTTGAGCATACTCTCTAGCCCACACTCCTACCCACCAAAAAGGTTCTTCTTCGTTTGGCTTGCATTTTACGTTGTAAGTTAAAAATCTCTTATCGTTTATCTCTTTCATATAACCTCTTATGCGATAAATGTAAGAAGAGAAAGTAGAAAGTTTGTTACCAATAAAAGTTAAGGCGTTTGTACATATAATTTGTTCTATTGGACCTATTAAATCTTCGTTTATATTAGGATAAATGAGATGCTTAACATTGTCGTAGAAATAAAGTTGATAATGATCTGCTAAAAGAGAAAAGAAACTCTTATCTGTCTCATCTGTTGAAATATATAACTTAGAACCTTCTGGAATTACATCCTTTATGTTTTCATAAATTTGATCTATAGATAAAAAGAGGTCTTTATATTGAAAATCATTTCTACGAATGTGTATAGCATAGTAATTGCCTATAAACTCAACTGCTTTAGATGCTTCTGTAAATATTTCTTTATTGTAATGTATGTGTCTAGCTACATACTTACATAATTCTGGTAATTGCTCTGTGTAAAAATTCAAATAAAAGCTTCCTAGTAGATTTTGTTTAAAGTAAACTATTTGGTGTTCGTTTAGTTCGTTTAAATCTCTTATTTGTCTATTGTGAATTACATTATCTGGAGGTGTTGCTGTTGTGAGTAGTGTATCAACCACATCTCTATCTTCTACAAAAGATATTTTTTCTATTTCTTCCCAACCTTGTACATTAAACTTAGTTTCGAAGTCTTCAAAAGACATCGTTTTAAGTCCAAGATCATTAGTATCAAAAAAAGTAGAGAATGAATTAGAATTATTAAGTAGGTACATTCTATATTCAGGAGGTAACACAAGTACTCTATCTTGTAAGAATGCAATACAAGCTGCAAGTTCTAGAGACATCCTTATATTATTGAATCCTCCAGGCCAAGGTTTAAAAACTAAATACTTATCTTTTGGATTGTAGTTAAATAAAGAGTCTATAAGTTCGGTATCCTCCCAATAAAAATCTACTTTCTTTTCGTTATTGTAATCATGTAGTACTCGTAAGAATTTTTGTTCTAGATAAGTCGTTGCTTCGTTAGGATTAACTTGTGCCCAATGTTTGTCTCTTGTAAGATTAGTATAATCTTGCTTATTAAAAATAGTTTCTCTGTTCTTATTTAAAATACTCCAAGGATAGTGGAATATAGATACCGAATCTACAAATTCTCTATTGTTATATTTTTCTCTTTCAGCCCAAGTTGTACAAAAACCTAAATTATCGATTGTTTTAACTTGTATATTCTGCTCTAATGTTGATATAATCAAAGAAAACATTTCAGCTTCCCACAAATGAGGGTAGTTTTCTAATCTCATCTTGTAACATAAACTAGTATATCTAGTGACAATCTTTTTTAAATCGCCTACAGTAGCAATATACGGATACATAAAAGCTGTTTCCGGTATTATTTTATCTTTAACGTGGTTGCCATATTTTACAAAAGCACTACTACCGGCAGCACCTTCATCTACCCACCTCTGGCCTAAAATAGTACCTTGGGTAACAGTCTCAGTAATAGCTTTTACAAATACCATATCAGGATCTATTAAAAGAACCACATCAGTATCGTTTAGTCCCGGATAGTTTTTAAGCCAGTACTTAAGACTTTCTGTTTTATTAACTATTCCATAATCCTTGTCGACATTTTCGGTATAGTTAGTCCACCTGGTTCTATAATCAGGAAGCTTTATAATTTCTGAAATTTCTGAAGTATCAAAAGGTCTATTAGAATTATGAGCATTGTAGCTACATAGTCTGATTAATTTACCTGGTTGATTTACTTTTTTAAAGGAATACTCTAGTAATTTACACTGCCATGATTGATAGTCTGAATTACTAGTGCTGTAAAGAACATAATCCATAATTACGATACAAGTTTATAATCGGCTAATGTATAATGAGTGTAAAAATTTCTAAAATATTCTCCTTCAAATGGCTCTGTTCTACCGTGTAAGCAGTTAGCAGATTCGTAGAGGATCATATCACCTGGTTCAGCATATACTTTATGCCAATTTCCATTGTGATCTTGAAAATCTAATGGCCAATCTTTATTTACTTTCTTATCAACAATAATAATAGAAGATATGTGATGTGTTGCTAAACTATCCGTGTGATTTTCCAATATTGCACCGTTTTTATAAGATCTAATACCGTATATCCACTTTGGCTTTATTTTTGCTTTGTGTTCAATAAACTCTTCGTGGATAGGTTGTAACTCATCGATAATAATTTCCTTTATTCTATGGCAATTGTCCATATTAAATATCTCAACATCAGCTACCTCACCTTTATCGTTATGAATAAAGTTTTCCATTCCAGCCCATCTTTCTACTGTTTTTACATTTTGAAGTAGTAAGTAAGCTTCCTGAATTAATCTCCAAGTATTCGTAGGTACTTTAACTACTTTAAAGCCAAGCTCAGTAAGCTTAGGCAAATCTTCTTTTGTCCTAAATTCAATCGTGTTTTTATTTTGCTCATGATATTCATTTGCTAATCTAGCATCCTCTGCACTATTCCACTCATTAACTCTAAACCACTTAGTAATGATAATCTTTTTACCTTTAACAACAGGGGTACCTGCGTGTAGGCTAGCTGGATTTTCTGTACCTTGGCCATTGGAATTTCTCCATACTACAGCCATTCCTTTTTTAGGCTTAATAGATAAGTTATCTAACTCTGGAAAGTTTGTTTCACCACCTTCCTCTACATCGTTCAAATAGATCATAAAGGTATATGTACGTTGTCCACTTGATAAACAATGATTAATATAACCATCACCTTCAAAATAATCTCGGTGGTGTCTAAATTCTTGTCCTTCTTGGTAAATTTGCCCCTGCATGTTTTCACCATTTGCTTCTGGAATACCTAATATATTACTTATTCTTTGATTAAGTGTTTTAACAGTAGGATCGGAATCTACCAAAGTAGAAGTTGAGCTTGTTCTCGACTCCATTACCGTGCTTGCTGTATTTCCAGCTCCGGCTACTTGAGATCTATAGCTAGTTTTTTCAATGATAGAGCATAGGTAATCGCATTCTTCGTCAGTTACAAAGTTGTCAATCGTAAAAAATTCTAATCCCGATTGATTAGGAATATGTACTCTAGGATATTGAGTATGTAATCGTCTCCTTCTCTCGCAAGGAGTACATTCTTCTATTGGTTTTACTTCTGTTTCCATGTTTACCTTAGTTTATTTTTGGTTTTTTATTGATGTTATTACGTCGTTTACATTAAAAATTTCTTCTTCGCTGCTGTATGGAAATCCTAATAAATCTCCACTGATATTAAATCTAGTAAAATAAGCGTTGCGTAACTCAGGTTTAACTGTAAAAGGATTAGCTGTTATATTACTGTGTATGTCGTAGCCAAACACTTCAGGTTTATTTGCTATCCAACATACAGTTGAAGGTAAGTTCATGCTAGCTGCTACATGCTGTGCAAAACTATCCATAAATAAACGCTTAGTAGACATTGAAATCAATACACAAATCGATCTAAAGCTATCTGTTATTGTAAAAGCACCTTCTAAATTTAATTGATCTTCTCTTCTAATATGTGCAACATTGTATTTGCTTTTAAACTCCTCTACTATAGATAATGCAACTTTATGAGGAATATCACGTGCCCATGAATATTTTAAATCCGTTGGCAAGCCACCATTTGTTTGTAAAAGTAGAATAGGTTTGTCAGATGTAAACTTACTACTGAAAAAATCAATCTCCCTCTGATTTAGGTGTATTTTTGGCTGTTCGCCATTGTAATTTACACCAAACATCTCACACCATGTTTTAATTAGGTGTTCATTTTGCATTACGTGTTCAGTTTGGAGATATGGATCATGTGCAAGGATTTTAAAGTCTTGGTTTTCAATATACTCGTTGTAAAAGTAACTAAGGTCTCCAAAAGCAAAAGCACGATAAACGTGAGGATTATTTAAAAATGCATCTGGGTAGGCAGAAATTACAATTAATTTACTGTCAGGGTATTGCTTTTTGATAGCTTCACACACTGCTGTAGCCATTACACATTTACCAATACCACCGTTAATTTGGAATACAATATTCATAACTATAATTTACATATATTAACTTAAAGAACCAACTTTTTTACACTTGTTTACTTAAAATAGACATGCATCTGTACAATTCGCATATTCACTACCAGCGTATGCACTAATATCTAAATCGTATGCTTGTGGAGATGTGCTGTAAGCAATGTGGTATACGTAAGCTGTTCCAACATTAATGTAAGTTCCAACACTTAACGATACTGTCGAATAACCAATTGCTGTAAATGGTGTTGATAAGCAGCTTGGATTTTGGCAATCAAACTGTTCTAATTGATAATAATAGCCTGATGAAGTTGGTGCAGGGGTAGGAGCGTCTGTAGGAGCAGGTGTAGGTGTAGGTGCATCTGTAGGAGCAGGTGTAGGTGTAGGTGCATCTGTAGGAGCAGGTGTAGGTGTAGGTGTAGGTGCATCTGTAGGAGCAGGTGTAGGTGTAGGTGTTGGTGCAGTTGTAGGAGCAGTCGTAGGAGCTGGAGTTGGTGCAGTACTTGGAGCTGGAGTCGTACAAGAAGATTGATTAGATAACGTACCAGCGCTATCAACTATTTCCCAATAGAATATGCCGTTCGAATAATATCCATTTGCTGCAGTAGATACACCTAAACTTGGGCTACTATACAATACAGTTCCATTTCCTAATGGTTGCTGGTCGGTATAGTAAGTATAAGGTCCAACAGTTCCATTTAATCCTACAGTACAAGAGTCTGTTCCGTATACAATAAAGTCTCCATTGTTATAATTTAAATTATACTGTGAAGGAGGTATGGTTGGTGCAGGAGTTGGTGCAGTTGTTGGAGCTGTGGTCGGTGCAGTTGTTGGTGCAGTTGTAGGAGCAGTTGTTGGTGCAGTTGTTGGTGCAGTTGTAGGAGCAGTCGTAGGAGCCGTAGTTGGAGCTGTAGTAGGTGCTGGAGTTGCACAAGAAGTTTGGTTAGATAGCGTACCAGCGCTATCAACTATTTCCCAATAGAATATGCCGTTCGAATAATATCCATTTGCTGCAACAGAAACACCTAGACTTGGACTACTGTATAATACAGTTCCATTTCCTAATGGTTGTTGAGCAGTATAGTAGGTATAAGGTCCAACTGTTCCATTTAAACCATAACAAACATCTGTTCCATATACAATAAAGTCTCCATTATTATACGTTAGGCTATATTGTGTAGGAGCTGTTGGTGCAGGAGTTGGTGCTGTAGTAGGAGCAGTTGTAGGAGCTGTAGTTGGTGCAGGTGTAGGAGCAGCTACCATATTTTGCTTAGCTAACCATTGTGTAGGTGCTTTTGCTGCATATCCAGGCGCTCCTGTATATAGGTTTACATAGGTTGGGGCATTTCCTTTGTTAGTCCATTGATTTGTTGCAGGAATAGGTGTACCTGTAGCTATAAATACGCCAGTATTTACCGCATTCTGCAAATTATTATAACTTACCCACTGACTACTTGATAGCGCTGACCAACTCATTAATGATATTTTTTAATTCTGTAACTTGTTTCTCTAATTCTTGAATACGTTTTGTATTCTCATCTATTAATACTGTGTGTACTTGTGTATAATCTACTGCTAATGTATCTCCGTTTTGGTAAACTGCCTCAGGAATTAATGTTTGTAATTCTTGAGCACCATATCCAAATCTTGGAGTTGTTCCTTTTGTAGCATCCTTCCAGATGTATACGATTGGAGATACTCTATCTGCTATTCTATGAGTAGTTAGATCTCTTGTAAGTATTTCTTTCAGTGTTAAGTCTGAATCAAAACCTCCACCTGTTGCTGTCAATGCACCTCCATTAGAAATAGATACTACTACTCCTCCTGAGTTGTTAAAGGAAGCTAAAGGACCTGTGCTATTGTTAGTAATAGTCATTACAGTACTTGCTGAACTAAAGGTGGCAGTAAGAGTACCGTTTGCAAGGAAGTTTCCTGTTGTAACAGCATTTGTAGTTGTAGCACCTCTACCTGTTACAGTATCTAAAGTTGAATTATTTCCAATAGTTACTGACCCTGTGGCTGCCGATACTGTGATATCTGTACCTGCTACGTTTGAAGTTACACCCGTATTTGCAATTGTTACTGCAGTAGAACCATTGTATGATGCTCCTGATAAACCTGTACCAATTGTTAAAGCATTAGGAGCTGCAGCTGTAATAGTATTAGTTGTACCGTAGCTTATAGCAGTACCATTAATCGTAGTTCCGGCTGTTGCACCTGTACCACCATTTGCCACTGCTACTGTTCCCGTTACGTTTGCAGCATTGCCTGAAATATTACCACTTACTCCTGAGCCAGGTACGTTCGAAGCATCTAAAGCATAAGAAGCAGATGTAGCAGAAGGTGCATAAGAAGAACTTACAGCGTATGAGCTACTAACTGCATAAGAAGCAGACGTAGCAGAAGGTGCATATGATGCACTTACTGCATAAGAAGAACTTACAGCGTATGAGCTACTAACTGCATAAGAAGAGCTTAAAGCTTGAGCAGCGTAAGAAGATGTACCTAAAAGAGAACCTGTAATTCCTTTGGTAACATTTACTGGACCATCTACTGCTAGAGATCCTGTTATTGTTACTGAGCCAGTGAATTGCTGCGTATTAGTTATACTGTTACCAAATACATTAGAACCACTGCTGTATACAGTAGATGATGTTACGTATTGAACGTTTAATGTTTGGGCTGTAATAGTTCCTGTTGCTAGTATATTAGAGGCTGTAAAGTTAGTTGCAAATGAAGCAGTTGCTGCATAATTAGCATTTGAAGCTGTTATCGGCCAAGTATTACTATAGTCGATTATATTTGCTTCAGCCCATTTTAATTGACTGCTAGTGTATCCTAGTAAAATCACTTGACCTGGATCATAGACGTTTAGAACTCCTATTGCTGTATCTGCGTAAGAAGAACTTAGGGCATACGAAGAGCTTACTGCGTAAGAACTACTTAGAGTATAAGACGCACTTACCGCATTGGATGATGTTCCAAACAAAGAACCTGTAATTCCTTGAGTAACAATTAAACTACCACTTAATATAGTACTACCGCTAACATCTAAAGTAGCATTTGGATTAGGTTGATTAATACCTATACGTCCGCCTGCAGCATCATAGCTATTATTTGCAGAGTTGTTAAATAAAGTTCCAGATCCAAAAAGTAAACCACCTATATTAATGCCATTCGAATAGTTGTCAGGTAATGTAACACCAGTACCAATGACAATGTTATTATTACCAATTCCATTAACTCCGACAATATTAGCACCAGCGTTTAATCCAATAAGAGTTGAATAGCTAGCGCTCATTACATTCTTTCCAGTACCATTTCCAATAAAGTTTGAGTTGTTAGCATTTGTTGCAGCTCGACCAACTTGTGAGCCAAAAAAGTTTGAGTTGTTAGCATTTGTTGCATTATATCCAGCTTGTGGGCCAATAAAATTTGAACAATAAGCATTTGCTGCACCGCTTCCAACTTGGTAGCCAAGAAAGTTTGAGTTACTAGCAGATGTCGCAGTTCGACCAGCATCAATTCCAAAAAAGTTCGATTGATAAGCATATGTTGCATTACATCCAACTTGTGAGCCAAAAAAGTTTGAGTTGTTAGCATTTGTCGCAGCGTATCCTGCAAAAGGTCCAAAAAAGTTTGAGTTGTTAGCACATGTTGCATTAACCCCAGTATTGTTTCCAAAAAAGTTTGAGTTGCTAGCAGATGCTGCATTGCCTCCAACTTCACATCCTAAAAAGTTTGAGTTGCAAGCATTTGTTGCACCTTGACCAGCTCGTGCGCCCATAAAAGTCGAATAGTAAGCATTTGTTGCACCATAACCAGCATAAAATCCAAAAAAGTTTGAGTTGTTAGCATTTGTTGCACTAGTTCCTGCAGCACCACCAAAAAAGTTTGAGTTGTTAGCACAGGTTGCACCATCTCCTGCTCCTTGTCCAATAAAGTTTGAGACGAAAGCACATGTTGCATTAGTTCCTGCAGAAACACCAATAAAGTTTGAGCTGTAGACATTTGTTGCACCGTTTCCAGCATTATCTCCAAAAAAGTTTGAGTAGTTAGCACAGGTTGCACCACCTCCTGCTGAATTTCCAATAAAGTTTGAGTTACTAGCAGATGCTGCATTGTATCCTGCTGAATATCCAAAAAAGTTTGAGTTGCAAGCATTTGTTGCCGCATACCCAGCAGCAGCACCAAAAAAGTTTGATTGACAAGCACGTGTTGCATTACATCCAGCACCTTGTCCTAAAAAGTTTGAATCGTTAGCATTTGTTGCATTACGTCCAGCAGTTTGTCCTAAGAAGTTTGAGTTGTTAGCATTTGTTGCACTGTTTCCAGCATTAGTTCCTAAGAAGTTTGAGTTGTTAGCATTTGTTGCACCGTTTCCAGCATTAGTTCCTAAGAATAAACTATCAACTGTGTTAAAATTAGATGTAGCTGGGTTTTTAGAGTATAGGGTAGATCCACTTGTTTGGATAGATGCGTTAAAGTAGGAAGCACTTAAAGCATATGAACTACTCAAAGCGTAGGATGCACTTGTAGAACTTACCGCATAAGAACTACTTAGGGCATAAGAACTACTTAGGGCATAAGAGGAACTAAAGGCATATGAACTGCTTACTGCATACGAAGAACTTACTGCATAAGAAGAACTTAAAGCTTGAGCAGCGTAAGAAGCCGTGCCTAAAAGAGATCCTGTAATTCCTTGTGTAGCATTTACTGGACCATTTACTGCTAAAGAACCAGTCACTGTTACTGAACCAGTAAATTGCTGAGTGTTTGTACTTACATTACCAAATACATTAGAACCACTACTGTATACAGTAGATGATGTTACGTATTGAACATTTAGCGTCTGAGCTGTAATGGTTCCTGTTACTAATACATTAGAAGCCGTAAAGTTAGTTGCAAATGAAGCAGTCGTTGCTGACGTAGCATAAGAAGAGCTCACAGCATATGAAGAACTTACTGCGTAGGAACTACTTAAAGCATACGATGCACTTGTAGAACTTGTAGCATAAGAAGAACTTACTGCGTAAGAAGAGCTTACTGCATAAGAGCTACTTAAGACATATGATGCACTTGTAGAACTTATAGCATAAGAAGAACTCACTGCGTAGGAAGAACTTACTGCATAGGAGCTACTTAAGACATATGATGCACTTGTAGAACTTAAGGCATAAGACGCACTTGTAGAACTTGCTGCGTAGGAAGAAGTTAGTGCATACGATGCACTTGTAGAACTTATAGCATAAGAAGAACTCACTGCGTAGGAAGAACTTACTGCGTAAGAAGAACTTATTGTATTAAATGCAAAAGAGCTACTTAATGCATAAGATGCACTTGTAGAACTTGTAGCATAAGAAGAACTTACTGCATAAGAAGAGCTTACTGCGTAAGAAGAACTTACTGCATAGGAACTACTTAAAGCATACGATGCAGATGTGGTAGATGCTGCATAAGACGAACTTACTGCGTAAGAAGAACTTACTGCATTTAAAATATAAGAAGCAGTCGTTGCTTGAGTTGCATAAGAAGCTGTACCAGTTAATGGTCCTACAAATGAAGGAGCATAAAAAGGTGCTGAAGCTGTCCAGTATCCATTTACGACATTAAAAAGTAAGGAACCTGATCCATATATAGAACTACTATCTGCTACTTTATAGCCACCTGTTGGTAAACCAACTCCATTTGCATAGGTAGTTATTGTGTTTTGATTGACTAAAACTTGTGATGCAGTTACGTATGATAATGAAGAGGAGCCTAGTACAGTTAAGTTTTGAGTTATAGTCAAAGATCCAGTAATAGTTTGAAGTGTATTGACAGAGCCGGTATTAATAAAATTAGCACTTCCTGTACCATCTAATAAACTAGAATTAGCTGCTAAATTTATATAAGAGGCAGTAGTTGCGTAAGAACTATTTATAGCATAAGATGCACTTGTAGAACTTACTGCATACGAAGAACTTAAAGCATAGGAAGAACTTAAAGCGTAGGAAGAACTTAAAGCATAAGATGCACTTGTAGAAGTTCTACCATAGGAAGAACTTAAAGCATATGAGCTACTCAAAGCATAGGACGCACTTGTAGAACTTCTACTATAGGAAGAACTTAAAGCATAAGATGCACTTGTAGAAGTTCTACCATAGGAAGAACTTAAAGCATACGAGCTACTCACTGCATATGAACTACTCACTACATAAGAAGAACTTAGAGCATAAGAACTACTCAAAGCATATGATGCACTTGTAGCATTATCCGCTTGTTGTGTGTAAGAAGAACTTAAAGCATAAGATGCACTTGTAGCATTATCTGCTTGTTGTGTGTAAGAAGAACTTAAAGCATAAGATGCACTTGTAGCATTATCTGCTTGGTTTGTATAAGAAGAACTCAAAGCATATGATGCACTTGTAGCATTATCTGCTTGTTGTGTGTAAGAAGAACTTAAAGCATAAGATGCACTTGTAGCATTATCTGCTTGTTCTGTGTAAGAAGAATTCAAAGCATATGATGCACTTGTAGCATTCGTTGCATAATCGGCATTTGAAGCTGTTATTGGCCAATTATTACTATAGTCAGTAATACCTGCTATGCCCCAGTCTAACTCACTACCAGTATATCCTAGTGTAATTGTATAATTTAGATCATAAGCGTTTAGAACTCCTACTGCTACGTTTGCATAAGAACTAGTTGAAGCATAGGAAGATTTTGCAGCATAAGATGCACTTGTAGAAGTTCTACCATAAGAGGAACTTACGGCATAAGAACTACTTACTGCATAAGATGCACTTGTAGAACTTGCAGCATAGGAAGAACTTAAAGCATAAGAACTACTTACTGCATAAGATGCACTTGTAGAAGTTCTACTAAAAGAAGAACTTAAAGCGTAGGAAGAACTTACCGTAAAAGAACTACTTAAAGCGTAGGAAGAACTTAAAGCTTGAGTAGCATAAGAAGAGGTACCCAACAACGATCCTGTAATGCCTTGAGTGGCGCTTACTGGACCATTTACTGCTAAAGAACCAGTTATCGTTACTGAACCAGTAAATTGTTGTGTGTTTGTGCTTAAATTACCAAATACATTAGAACCACTACTGTATACAGTAGATGATGTTACGTATTGAACGTTTAATGTTTGGGCTGTAATGGTTCCTGTTACTAATATATTAGAAGCTGTAAAGTTAGTTGCGAAAGAGGCAGTTGCTGCATAATTAGCATTTGAAGCTGTTATCGGCCAAGTATTGCTATAGTCAACTATATTTGCTTCTGCCCATTTTAATTGACTACTAGTGTATCCTAGTAAAATCACTTGACCTGGATCATAAACGTTTAGAACTCCTATTGCTGTATCTGCGTAGGAAGAACTTAAAGCATAAGATGCACTTGTAGAACTTCTAGCATATGAAGAACTTATTGCATAAGAAGAACTTAAAGCATAAGATGCACTTGTAGAACTTCTAGCATAAGAAGAACTTAGTGCATATGAACTACTTAAAGCATATGAAGCTGATACTGAGGCATCGGAGCCTGGTGCGTAGGAAGCCGATAAAGCATAAGAGGAACTTAATGCGTATGAAGAACTAACAGCACTACTTGCTTGATTTGCATAGGAGCTGCTTAAAGCATAAGATGCACTAATCGCATTAGATCCTGTACCTGAAAACGATCCTGTAATTCCTCGAGTAACAATTAAGCTACCACTTAATGTAGTATTGCCTACTTGAGTAGTAGAACCAGCTATGTTGACTGTACCTGACACATATAATGCACCTGATGCTGCATTTGCTCCGTATAATTGAGTTTGATATCCGTTATAGGTCGTTCCGTTACCAACTGCTAAAGTTCCACTTAAGGCAGTAGAGCCGGTTACACTTAAACTGCCAGTTATCTGAGCTGAGCCGTTAATTGTAGCATTATTACCTATATTTACACTATTTGAAACATATAACGAACCTGTAATTTGTTCGTCGTTCAGGGATACAATACCATTTCTGGCTACGAAAGCGTTAGTTACTGACATCTATTTTGTGCCTTGGTTCACTGTCCCCAAAGCTTGGGTTTATTTACATATAAATAGTCTACAATTGAACAACTCGATACTGTCTTCCTGTAGTATCTGCTGCTTGAAGTTCATCAGCTTTAGCTTGAGCTTCAGCTTCAGTATCGTAATTGTAAATTGGATCAGTTGAATTTATTTGTGCTACCCAAATTATACGATTACCTGGGACGTATTGCATTTTAACTTGATACATGTTTATTGTTTTATTTTAAATTTTTAAATTAATGTTCCTGTACTTTTAATTGTCCAACCTGAAGTACCTGTCTGAGCATTAAATTGCAACTGAGATGCTACTATTGCTGCAGACATTGTTACTGCTGTTGTTGAACCGTTATCTGGTGATGAAAAATCTGTGTACTGAATATTTCCGTTATTCCAAGAAGCGATTACTTGACCTGCTCTTGCATTGGAACCATTATAAACTGTATATTGAAATGTTCCAGCTGTAAATGATCCAGTTGGCAAATTAAATAAGTTGTTTGAACCTGCAGTTGATGAATTAACTGTTCCATAATATACTGAAGTTCCACCTACTACAAATGGCGTAGTTGCTGTAGCATCAGCTCTTGAAGCAGTAGCTGCATAAGAAGCAGATGTTGCAAATGTAGCATAGGAAGAGCTTACTGCATATGAACTACTTAAAGTGTAAGAAGAGCTTAAAGCATACGAGCTACTAATTCCAAAAGAAGAACTTAAAGCATACGAGCTGCTAATTCCAAAAGAAGAACTTAAAGCATATGAAGCTGATACTGAAGCGCTGGAACCTGATGAATAAGAAGCTGATACAGTATAAGAAGAACTTAAAGCATATGAAGCTGATACAGAAGAATCGGAACCTGGTGAATAGGAACTACTTAGAGCATAGGAAGAACTCAAAGCTTGGGTAGCGTAAGAAGAAGTACCTAAAAGAGAACCTGTAACTCCCCTAATAGCATTTATTGGACCATTTACCGCTAAAGAACCAGAGATCGCAACACTACCTGATAGTATAGTAGATCCAGTTACAGCCAAAGTGCCTGATACTTGAGTGTTGCCTACTAAAAAGTTACCTCCTACAAATGATTGAGAACCACTTACACTTAACGAGCCAGTTAAACTTAAAGCACCAATAAATGTTTCAGATCCAGTTATATTAAAACTACCACTTAAAACCATGTTACCACTTAATGTATTATTACCTACTTGAGTAGTTGAACCACTTACTAAGAAGGAACCAGTAAGAGTGCTATTACCTGTAATACCAACGGTACCTTGTAACAAAGTACTTCCTGATACTTTAAATGAACCTGTTACTTGATTGTTACCTAGTTGAGTTGTAGAACCAGTCACAAATAAGCTACCGCTTATTGTGGTATTACCATTAACATCTAAAGTAGCACTAGGATTAGGCTGATTAATACCTACTCTACCATTTGCTGAGCCTGATAATATATCTGCATATGTTTGGCTAAAATATGACCCACTACCGAATATTAAACCGCCTAGGTTAATACCATTAGAATAATTATCAGGTAGCGTAATATTAGTACCTATGATAATATTATTTTTTCCAATTCCAGGTCCACCAATATTAGAAGTAGATCCGACATTATATCCAATTAAATTCGAAAAACTAGCACTAGGTGCCACATACGCAGTATTGTTTCCTATAAAGTTTGAATAGCAAGCATTTGTTGCACCTTGACCAGCACCGGATCCAATAAAGTTTGAGTTAAAACCATTAATTGCACCACATCCAGCATTGACTCCAATAAAGTTTATATTATTAGCAAACGTTGCACCACATCCGGCATTATTTCCGAAAATGTTTGCATTACTAGCATACTGTGCAGCACATCCGGCATTAGCTCCGAAAAAGTTTGAGTTATAGGCACTGGATGCTCCACTTGCAGCATTAGATCCAAAAAATATACTGTTATTAACGCTAAAATTAGAAGTTGCTGGGTTTGTAGAATATAAAGTAGTTCCGTTTGTTTGAATAGATGCGTTAAAGTAGGACGCACTTACCGCATAAGAAGAACTTAAAGCTTGAGCAGCGTAAGAAGAGGTACCTAAAAGAGAACCTGTAACTCCTTGAGTAGCATTTACTGGACCATTTATTGCTAAAGAACCAGTTATTGTTACCGAACCAGTAAATTGCTGTGTATTAGTTGTATTGTTACCAAATACATTAGATCCACTACTATATTCGGTAGATGATGTTATGTACTGAACATTTAATGTTTGGGCTGTAATAGTTCCTGTTACTAATATATTAGAAGCTGTAAAATTAGTTGCAAATGAAGCAGTTGTTGCTGATGTAGCATAGGAAGAACTTACTGCATAAGATGCACTAGTTGAAAATGCTGCATAAGAAGCTGATTGAACAGATCCAGATTGCGCTACTACAATTTGAAAAGTTGTTTGATCTCCTTTTGTAAAGGTAATTGTAGATGCAGTAACTGAAGCTGTTACAATTCCTAATAATGGAAGTGATGAGGTTATTGCATAAGAAGAACTCACTGCATAAGATGCACTCGTAGAACTTGTAGCATATGAAGAACTTACTGCGTAAGAACTACTTAAGGCATAAGATGCACTTGTAGAGCTTCTACCATAAGAAGAACTTACTGCGTAAGAACTACTTACTGCGTAAGAAGAGCTTAATGCATACGATGCACTTGTAGCACTGTCTGCTTGTTGTGCATAAGAAGAGCTTAATGCATAAGAACTACTTAAGGCATAAGACGCACTCGTAGAGCTTGTAGCATAAGAACTACTTACTGCATAAGAAGAACTTAAGGCATAAGACGCACTTGTAGAGCTTGTAGCATAGGAAGAACTTACTGCATATGAGCTACTCAAAGTATACGATGCACTCGTAGAACTTGTAGCATAAGAAGAACTTACTGCATAAGAAGAACTTAAGGCATAAGACGCACTTGTAGAGCTTGTAGCATAGGAAGAACTTACTGTATAAGACGAACTCAATGTATAAGATGAGCTTACTGCGTTAGAAGCAGTGCCAAATAAAGAACCTGTAAATGAAGTTGCTGTTATAGTTTGAAAGTGAGCATTGCTGCCTAACGATATGCCTAGTGTACTACTAGCTTTATTGTAAGCAGTATTTTGAATACCGTATAAAGTAGCAGCATTCAAACCTATTTTTGCTAAAGCATTTGAAGGAGTAAAACATACTACATCCTTTAAACTTACTACTGCTCCTGCTGAACCAAATACTGCTGCTGTTGATTCACCTAGAGAATAAATGGTACCGCCGTCTATAAATAAAGTACCTGCTACGCAAGAAGGTGTAACGACAAAGAGGTTATTAGAAAGATTTGCAATAGTATTAACGTTATTTACAGTTAATACTCCTAATTTAGAATTTGATATTACTACACTACCACTTCCTGTTAATCCTATTGTAGCTGGATATTCACAGCTTATATTAGTTGCTTGTAAATAGTTGTTTGATGTCTTATTAAGAGCAGTATTAATACTTAAGTCTTGAAGATATAAATTACAACTGCCTGTATGATTAATAGTATCAACATTTATTCCGGCCAACCTAACCGAAGATACTGTTTGCGCTACGTTTATTGAACCTGAAATATTAACTATACCTCCCATTAATTGAGAAGGTGAAGCTAAAGTAATGTTATTTGCCGACCCGCTTATATTAACCGTTTCTGTGTATGTACCGGGATGAACGGTGAGTAGGAATCCTGATGAAGCGTTGGCTAATGCTTTAGTAATTGAAGCATATGGCTTAAGTAAAGTACCGTTACCAGTTGTATCACTACCGCTCTCTTGAGATATGTGTAATTCCCTTGAGTATACGCTATTTAAAAGATAAGATGCTGTTTGAGCAAACGAAGCACTTACAGCATTTAAGACATAAGATGCTGTTTGAGCATACGAAGAACTTAAAGCTTGAGCAGCATAAGAAGAGGTACCTAATAATGAACCTGTAATTCCTTTGGTAACATTTACTGGACCATTTACTGCTAAAGATCCTGTTATTGTTACTGAACCAGTAAATTGCTGTGTATTAGTTGTATTGTTACCAAATACATTAGATCCACTACTATACTCAGTAGATGATGTTATGTACTGAACATTTAATGTTTGAGCTGTTATTGTACCGTTTACAAGTATGTTAGAAGCCGTAAAGTTAGTTGCAAATGAAGCAGTTGTTGCTGATACAGCATAAGAACTACTTAGGGCATAAGAAGAACTTACTGCATATGAACTACTCAAAGCATACGAAGCACTTGTAGAGCTTACAGCATAAGAAGAACTTACTGCATATGAAGAGCTTAAGGCATATGATGCAGATGTTGTAGATAATGCATACGATGAACTTAACGTATAAGATGAGCTTACTGCGTTAGAAGCAGTACCAAACAATGAACCCGTGAAAGACTGTGCAACTACATTGGTTGTTGCAATTACTGAATTAAAACTAGCATCAGAGCCTGATACTACTACTTTGCGCCAACTAGGCATATTTTTTTACTTTTAATGGTTGGCAACTTAACAATGTGTTAAGCCCACTTCCCTTTCGGGCCTATTAACAGTGTTCTATATTATAGAACCTATATCCTATATAAATAGTAAAAAATAATGAAAAACAGAGATGTTATGAGCCTTGTGCAATATATTGTTTTTGCAGCTTCATGATTAAATTATACATGAATTCCACTTGCTCTCCTGTTAAAGTTACTTGTTTTAAAGTACTAAGTAAAAAAGCCAACTCCTGCACACTAAGTTGATTATCTGGAGCAGGAGCTGGTACTGGTACTGTGTTTTCAGTAGGTTTTTTACCTACTATTTGATTGAGTTTGAAAGCCATAACCTATATTTTTTATTATGCATATATGTAAATATCCCCATTACTTGTGTCTACCCATGTGTTACCTTGACCTAAGT